AGCCGATGCAAAGACCAGAACAGACCGAGGTTAAGCCTAAGGATAATTCGCAGTGGGTGAAAGACCTTTGCACAGCATACCCGAACAAAGATTACAGCGTGATTGAGGTTATTCCAAAGATTCACGCGCTGCTGGTGAAAAAGCCCGGTATCTGGATTTTGGAAAAGATGGCAGAGGAAGTGCCAAGCGTTCCGTTTGGTGAGTGGTTGGATCAAAAAATTCAAAGTGTGGCATAGGCGAAAGGGGCAGGGGATGAGTGAGATTGATTTCGAAGTATTGGCTAGGCGCAACACACAGGGCGAGGGAGTGTGCAAGCGCATGGTCAAGCTGTCAGGGGAACGCAAAGCGCACGAGGGCTTCATGTGCAACATTCATGCGAAACTGTTGGATGCGCTCGACATGACGCAACAGGACGCGATGGTTGATATTATCCTAGGCTTTGAGGGTTTGACCCGAGGCATGGGGGTAAAGGTTGGATCGTACGGGCCACGCGTAGACAAGTCTTACAGCACCGGATCACGCATGATGGAGCTGGAGGGGTTGTACGTGCAATGGTCAAAGCTTTGCCAGGTTGAGCGCGTATCACACGCAATGGCGATGGATTCAGTTGCGTACGGCAAGTCCTTGCGCCAGATCGACCATGACCGGCGACAACGGACAGGAACGGCAAAGTCAAACCTGATTGATGCCCTTGACCTGTACTGCAAAATGAGAGGATGGAAGCGATGACTGACAATGTTGTTAACTTTGGGGATGCGAAAGCCAGCAAAGAAGATGTTCTGCTGTGTGAGTGTGATAGCCAGATATTTTCGATTATCGAGCTGGGCGGGGAGATATTGGTCGAGTGTAACGGCTGTGAATTGCTTTTCCGACTGAAAGACATCAAGGAAATATTCAAAATGGCAAAAAAAGTTTAATTCAAAATCAAAGGCTTAGAACAAAAAGAGACGAAAACGAGAAAAAACTTGAATTTTTACTTGCAAATCGGGTAACAAAAGTGGTATGATATTATCAAGCTTAGAAGTGCGTCTGGAGACAGGGGCGCTTTTTTTATGCCTATCTACCATGATGTAGAAAAGGTTACCGTGACGCCCAGCGTCTTCGGTCAATGATTAGCTCGGTAGGCCGCTCTACGATGCGTACCGGGCCGCGATTTCAGGTCAGTTCTAGCGAGCTGGCCTTTTTTTATTCCCCCAAGCCCTGCGGGTGCGGAGTAACTCCCAGATCTCCCCCGTGGGGCAACTTTAACCAAACAGCAGAGAGACAATGGCAGACCTAACCGAAAAACAGAAATTATTCTGCAAGGAATACATGGTCGACCTGAATGCAACACAAGCCGCAATACGTGCCGGGTACTCTGAAAATTCAGCCAAAGAAATCGGTTGTGAAAACTTAACAAAACCTAACATACAAGAATATCTGGAAAAACAGATGGCCAAGCGGTCGGCAAAGACTGAAATCACGGCAGAGTACGTTCTGGAAACCATCAAAGAAACGATGGAAAAGGCTGTTAATGCAAGTGATTTGCCAAACACCTACAAGGGCGCTGAATTGCTGGGCAAGCACCTGAAACTATTCACAGACAAAATCGATCTTGGCGGGCAGGCTGGCAATCCTGTTGAGATTGTTGAAGTCGGATATGTCACAGCGAAAGATAAGGATTAACATCCCCGAAGCCTTTAAGGGCTTATTCGATCCATACCGCTTTAAGGTTTTCTATGGCGGCCGCGGCGGGGCAAAAAGCCATAACTTTGCACGGGCTTTGCTGGTGCTTGGCATGCGGGGCAAAATCAGGGTGCTTTGTGCAAGGGAATTGCAAAACAGTATCACGGATTCCGTTCACAAGCTGCTGGCAGATATCATTTACAGCCATGGGCTTGAAAGCTTTTACACCGTGCAAAAGGCGACGATATTCGGCCGCAACGGAACGGAATTTATATTCAAGGGGCTGAAACACAACGCAACCGAGGTGAAGTCAACCGAGGGGATTGATTACTGCTGGGTAGAGGAAGCGGAGAAGGTTTCAGACAATAGCTGGGAAGTTTTGATACCGACCATCCGTAAAGCCGGTTCGGAAATCTGGATATCATTCAACCCGAAAAACCCGACTGATCCAACGTATATCAGGTTCGTGGCAAATGCTGACGACGATATGCTGGTCAAAAAGGTTAGCTGGCGCGATAACCCGTATTTCCCGGATGTTCTGGAACAAGAGCGCAAAAGGCTGGAAAAGCTTGACCCTGTTGCATATGCCCATATTTGGGAAGGGGAGTTTGACGAAAGATTCCATGGTTCGGTATACGCCGAAATCCTTAAACAAAGCCAAGAGGCAGGGCGCATTAGCACAGTGCCGTTCAAGGCAGGCATACCCGTCATCACAGCGTGGGATTTGGGTCACAGCGATTCAACGTCAATATGGTTCGCGCAAAAGATAGGGCTTGAAATAAGGGTTATTGATTTTTATGAAGCCAATCATCAGCCGTTATCGCATTTTGCCGATATCATCCGTGAGAAGCCGTACAGCTATGACACGCATTACTTGCCGCACGATGGCAGACATGAACGTTTGGGCATGCAGGGTTCAATCAAGGACCAGCTTGCAGAAATGGGCGTACCATGTGAAACCCTGCCACCAATGACGTTAAATGCGGGGATAGAGTTAACCAGAGCGCTTTTGAACGAGTGCTGGATAGATAAACAAAACTGCGCTGAAGGTCTTCACGCGCTTCACCATTACCACTTTAAATACGATGAAAACAAGGGGCGGTTTAAAGACAAGCCCGAGCATGACTGGTCATCACACGCAAGTGATGCAATGCGATACCTTGCTATGGCATTAGACAGTCATCAGCCGGAAACAGAATCTACACCATACGCGCAAAATCATTACAGCGCGGGTTCATGGATGAACTAAGGACAATCTTTACATGACAGACGACAAGACAGAAAACACGGATGATTCCGTGATTAAGACCGCTTTGGATCGATTCAAGTGCCTGGAAGACTTGAACGATGAAAATTACAAGCGCGGTGAAGAGGACGTGGAATTTGTACTGGGCGACCAGTGGCCCGAGCAAATTAAGAATGAACGCCTGTCACAAGGGCGTCCATGCCTGACCGAAAACCGTTTGCTGCCATTTGTGCATCAGGTGGTCAACCAGATCCGCCAAGCCCGTCCGGCAATTCGCCCGAAACCCGTTGATGATGCGGCCGATGTTGAAACCGCCGACATCTTAGCGGGCATTATTCGCAATATTGAAACCGTGTCAGATGCCGAAAGTGTTTACGACCGGGCAGCTTATAACGCCGTTTCAGCGGGTATCGGTTGGATCCGCATTGTCACGGATTATGCAGATCAGGACAGCTTTGAGCAAGAAATCCGCATTGAAGAAGTTATGAACCCTTTCAGCGTGTATCTTGATCCTGATGGCGAGTATGGCTTTGTATTCGATGACATGGACAAGGACGACTTTGAAGCGGCCTATCCAAACGCCAAGGCTGAAGGCTTTGAGCTGAACGACAAACATGCAAGCTGGCTGCAAGATGACAAGGTTCGCATTGCTGAATATTACTACAAGGATTACGAGACAAAGACGCTTGTTGAATGGTCGGGCGGTATTCAGATGGAAAATGTTATTTCCTATTCTGAAGACGTACCAGAAGGCGCCGAAATCATCCAAGAGCGCACAGTTGAAATACCGAAAATCAAATACTGCAAATTGACTGCCGCTGAAGTTTTAGAAGAAACCGAAGTTCTGGGCAATTTTATTCCTTTGGTTCCCGTCAAGGGCTTTGAAACGTGGGCAGATGGCAAATGCCAGCTTTATAGCCTGATACACCAAGCCAAAGACCCGCAGATGATGTTCAACTTTTGGAAAACAGCATCAACAGAGGTTATCGCATTACAACCCAAAGCGCCGTTTATTGGTGCAAAGGGTCAGTTTAAATCAAACCCCCGCGCATGGCAGAACGCCAACCGAGAGAATTATCCATTTTTAGAATATGACATGGTGATTGACCCCAAATCAGGGGTTCCCGCACCACCACCACAAAGACAAGCCCCGCCATCATCAACAGGCGCACAGTTGCAGGAAGCTATGGCGGCCGCAGAGGGCATCAAGGCG